AGCGCCTCCTGTTGATGCTATTGTCATCTGTGAAGCACTATTTCTGGTAATAGTAACGCCTGTTCCCGCTGATAAAGTTACAGGGTCTGCTGTACCGTCACTTCCTGTTAATGTAATATTTGTAGTTCCAACAGGTACATCTAAGTCGTATGTAGTATTTGTTCCTGCTGCTGAAGACCAAGCTAAGGCTGTACCTGTAGAGGTAAGAACTTGTCCTGCTGTCCCAACACTTGCAACGCCATCTTGAATTACTCCTGGTATAGCTGTAGGTACGGTTAAAGAAGCTGAACCTGTTAAGGTAATAGAAGTAGTAGAAGTAGCTCCTACTGCTAAAACGTTATCTAAAGTACAACACGCTGGAGGGGTTATCCAAGACAACCCTGTTCCTGTTGATGTTAAATATTGACCAGCCGATCCCGATGATGATGAACCATCTTGTATAATAGCAGGCTCTATAAATCCTGTTAATGTAATATTTGCATTTGCTCCTGTAGCAGAATTCCCTGCTGTCAATACTTGTTGTAATGTTTGTGCTACTGCAGATGATGTTATCCAAGAAACACCACCAGAACCTGTTGATGATAATATCTGCCCTGCTGTCCCTGTTGTAACCCCATCATATAAGCTTCCTGACAAAGCAATAGCAGCTGTTGATGATGTAGTTCCAGTAGCGCTAAAAGTATTGTTTCCGCTAAAAGTATTTGTTCCTGCAGAAGAAATATTATTGCTTGATCCAAATGTCCACGTGCTTGTACCGCTTAGTGTAACACTCTGACCAACCGATGTAGCTCCTGCTGCTAAAGTATCTTGTAGATTGCAACATGATGTAGATGGTATTGTGCTACTCCATTCTACTCCTGTTCCTGCTGCATCTACTGTTAACCACTGACCAGCTGTTCCTGTACTACCTGTACTATCATTAATTTGACCTGTAGTATTAAAACTTAATTGTGTGGAATTAATATTTACTTGGCCAGTAAAAGTACTTGTGCCTGTGTTAAGTAATGTAGCAGGAGTTATTATTTGTAACTGACCTCCTGCATCTTTTATTTCTAATGTATTTCCACTAACAATAACTTTTTGAGTGGCAGTATTTCCAACAGTTAAAGAGGCATCCCAGCTACTAACTGAAGTTGAAGGACTTGGTATCCACGCTAAACCTGTTCCAGTTGAACTTAATATTTGACCCGATGTCCCTGTACTACCTCCTGCTGTTATAGTAGTTGGCTCTACAGTACCAAAAACAATTATGTTACCTGTAAGAGTAATATTTTGTGTGGCAACATTACCTGTGTCTAAAACTGATTGTAAATCTTGAGCAACACCTCCTGCGCCTACTATATCACTTACTAAAAATGTAACTGTTTCATTATTATTATCAACATCAGTACCTATCAGTAAATCGCTTGCTGATGGAAGTACCGTAGGGTATGCAGTAGTGTTTTCAATTTTTGCCATATCTTTATATTTCTACTATTCTATATTGTAAGTTTATTGTTATCGTCCCATTTCCTAAAGTAAACACGCCTCCAAAAGTAGAGAAAAGAAGAGGGTTGTTATCTGTAACTGTATTAACGCCTGTTAACTGCATGTTATATGCATAGGAAGCTGTAGCTGCTCCTGTTAAGTCTGTTGAATTTACAGTTGTATAAATAGCTGTACCGCATACAAAACCTGGGTTAGGGGTAGTATATGAATATGCTGTTGTGTTGAAAGTATTTGTAATAACTAAAGATCCAAAAGGAACTATAGCTTTACCTGCTCCTGGTGCAGGAACTATAACTACAGGATGGGTGTGTAGGTTAAGAATTTGAGATTTACTCAATGTTACTGAAGCTATACCACCACCATTAATATTTTGAAAATTAGATACCTTACAAGTCTTAGTCGCATTACTATCACTAACATCTGTTAATATTAATAAATCATCAGAGGTTGGTGTTATAGTAGGATAGACTGTAGTATTACTTATTTTCGACATCTTTTTCTTTTTGTTTTATTTCTCCTGTTTCAAGATTAATTACAGAATCAACACCATACTTTTCCATTAGTGCTTTCTCTAACATTTGAAACTCTGTTTTTAACTCTTCTACTCTTAAGCAAATCCCATGCTTTTGTAAGCTTAAGTCTCCCAACTGTGTTTTAAATTTATTAAACTCAGTGTTTAACTCTTGTAAACTTGCTAATTCTTTTTCATCAATTTTTTTTTGTGCACTCATTTTTATTAAATTTTATTTGTAATTAATTTTTACAAAGATAATAAAAAGATTGGGATGTGTTTTATTTGTTTTCTTTACTACTACCTCCAAAAAAGAAATCAACTATAGTATTAACTTTAGCCGACATAGCTCCAAATACGGTAGATATAAAACCTATTTCGTATTCAGATAAAACAACTTCGTGTAGAACAAAGTATTTAAACATAGTATATGTAAGTAAGAAGTATGCTATAGTAAATAATGCTGCTAATATTTTCTGAATGAAAGCATCGTCTTTATATAAAGATCTTGCGTCTTTACGATCTTCTACTTCTTTATTGAAAGCTTCTCTTTCTGCTTCCAACATTATTCTTTTTATTTCAAGCTTAGCCTTATCACGCTCTTCGTCTGTTGTGATTATTTCATCTAATATTCCCTCAGCATTCTCAACAACCTTTCCAAAAAGACCTCCTAATAAATTTTTTATCATCGTCTTGATTTTTTACCTACACACTTCCATCTCTTACGAGATAAGTTGTTTGGAGTATTAGGATCATTTCTTTTTCCAATAGGTAATCCCATTTTTATCCCATAACTTCTTGCACAATATGAATCACCTTTAGAGGTACCAGGCTTTACTCTTGGTCCTCCACCCTTAGCTTTACCCGCTTGACCATAACTAACCTTCTTACCGCTTGAAGTAATTTTTACTCTTGCTTTTCCTTTTCTTGGTGTTGGCATTATTTTTTCTTAGGTAGTGATTTAATCTTTCCGTTTTCTGTTCTTGCGTATCTGTGGGTTTTTGTTTCTTTACTTGGTATTAATGTACCACAGTATTTTCCTTTACCGTATTCCCAACATACTTTCTTTCCTTTTCTTTTCATCTTAATATAACCATATTGCGTCAGGCTTAGATGAGTCTACGTCCGCATGTATAAAGGATTTTGCAATCCCTAAACGGGTAACCCCAACATTTATTAAAGCCTTAACTATTGTTAATCTATCAGATGCATTAATGCACATAATGTCAGCCGCTTTTCCTATCATATGTGAACTATTCATACTTGCTTTGTAACCTCTATTACGCAAGTCTTGATTGTGTTTTTGTGTTCTGTATCCTGAAGTTATTTTAAAAGGGATATCCGCTTCTTCTCTTGCATGATCTAATAAGTCTAAGAAGTCGGGATCCATATTTTTACCTGATCCTGTTTCATCAGGGGAATCAAATTCCTTAAAGGTAAAATATTTCATGACTACTTGTCTTTTTTAATAAACTTATAAATGGTAAATATAATAGCAAGTGAAAGTGAAATAAACTGAAGCCAGTCGTTTACTTGCGTTAATGTTAATCCTAATGCACCCCCGTTTGCAATTGCTACTTCTACTGTATCTTTCACTTGTTTAGTCATTTTATTTTGTTGAGGTTTGATAGTAATTTATCTCGCCATAATATGTTGTATCTTGTGTCCACTTCATAATTGCAAATATATAATTATTTTATTACACTTTTCGGCTATATGTCATAGCTCTTGTAGCCTTTCTTACCCCCTCGCTGCTTTCATGAATTTTTTTATGAACCTTTGCTGTAGTCTTAGCAATATTAACATAACTTTTTGCTGGAGTAGGTATAGTACCTTGATTAACTTTACGTTTATATTTCTTAATCTTATTACGGTGAGTTTTATTTGTTTTATTATTTCCTGATGGTGTAGGCATAAGTTTTTTATTAAGGGTTAACGTCTGTTCCTTCAGCATTTTGTGGCCATCCTAAAAATGAATGAGCACAGTCTTTTGGAAATATTTCATGAGATCCAAAGTCTATATCTTCAGTTGTCATCAGATCATAATATACTCCAGGATAATATACAGGTGGTGTTATTTCGTGTCCATCAGGGCCATACGTTCCTGGGATCTCTACTATTTTACCTATGTAAACTATTGCTTGAGTACCATTAATGTAAACATCTTGACTTACTCCTTCTTCAGTTACTACTTCATAAGTACCTTTAGAAAGTAAGTCAGCATCTCCTTCTGTTTTGTCTGTGTATTGTAATTTGTATATGTTTTGATTCATTATGCGTAAATTAAGTTTGTTTTATTTTTAAGTCTACCCGACATCATTCCCCGTAATGTGCTTATATTGATATCAAAAATTTCACCTGCAATTATCATACTTTCATAAAATACACCTGTGCTTGAGTCTAACAATATTTTGCTGTGTTTTAAAGATATTTTTCTTTTTGTTTCGTCTGAATGAGTATAACCTTTTTTAGAAGTAACTCTTTTGTTTATATGTTCATTGCTTTGCTTTCTTCCTTTTCCTGCAATACTCATTTTTTTTCTAACCTCTGTACTAAAAACTGCTTTTTTATCTGTTGTTTTAGTTAATATACAATTCAATCCATTTGTAATAGCATTATAAAACTCTTGCCAATATCTTTCACGATAATTTAATTGTTCAACATTACATTCTTCTATTATTTCAATTTGATGATTTTCTATTCCATATTTTAAAATAGAATTAAATATTTTTGGCTGTCCATTACAATTTTTTTGTTTTTTGTATTCCAATAATCTTTCTTCTAATCTTATAGATTGACCTATATAGACTTTATTTGATGGAGAAGTTATTTTATAAATTCCTATCATATTATGATGTCAAAGAAGTTAATTGT